CTTCTGTAAGCGATCAGCAATAGTTTCCATATCTACACACTTTAACCTTTGGTTAAATTATCAAGTAAAAAACGACTAAAAGGAATCAACCATAGGTTGCATTATTATGTAACTGATGGTTTAATTTAATTAATTTATTTGGTTTAATTAAGGTTTAAATTATGAACCCGATGCAAAGAGCAATTAATGCTGTAGGTGGGCGAACAAAAGCCGCAAACCTACTAGGAATCTCCTATGTTGCGGTTCGGAAAATGGAAGAGAAGGGATCGCTTCCTAGAACAGACTACACAGGGGAAACAAGCTATGCACAAACATTAGCTAGTAACAGTAATGGTCTTATCACTACCGATTGGCTTATGGATAAGGCTAACCCCAAACATCATACCGTTGCTGCTTAAACCAATTATTAACCAGCAATATTTTTAAAGAAACGTGAACAAAAACAGGTATTCACATGATTCTAAAGAAAGAGACAAGAATAGCGATTCACCAGATGATTAATCAGTCCGAAGGATTTGATCCAAAGGATATTGCTCAAGTCACTGGTGATGCTCACAAGACGATTTGCAACTATGGCAATCCAAATATGGAGAACCATGATCCAAGTCTAAAGAAGTTTGAGGCGATCATGCTTTTGACCCAAAACCCGGTAGTTCTGAAAGTTTGGGCTCATATGCTTGGTTTTGTTCTTATGCCGGCAGGTGGAGAAGGCACACATCGTCAGATGACTATCGTAGAGGCATTACTTCAAATGAATTCTGAAACTGGAAAAGCCAATCAAAAGGTTTATGAGGTTTTAGAAGATGGCATGGTGACGCCACAAGAATATGCGGAAGCGAGCGAAATTCTTAATCGCATTATTGAAAACGCTAAAGCGGCGGATATGGCTTTAAGCAAGCAAATGCATAAATTCACACAAAAAGAAAAAGCCTGATTTCTGAGATCAGGCTTTATCAATTCAAAACTTTAGAGGGCATTGAATATGAAATCAAATTTAGCATATGAACCACCGCTACCTCAAGGGCAAGTAGTTCATTTCCCAAAAAATGAGCGCAAAGCTATGTCGAATAAAGAAGAGCGCTATACCAGGATGCCTAACACGTTAATTGATAGCCAGATTATGGCTCAACTGAACGATAAGGCATTTAAGTGTTTAATGTTCGTTATGCGCCAAACCATTGGATTTGACCGCGTATCTCATCCAATTGCTATCACTCAATTTCAAAAATATTGCGGTATTAAAAAACGCGATACGGTTATGTCATGCATTCGTGATCTGGAAGAGCTTGGCTTGATCAAAGTCGAGAGAACAACAGGCTGTTTGAATGAATATTTATTCACTCCTGACCAGTACCGCGAAAAGGGACTAGTACCAAATGAGGGTAGTACCCTTAAAGGTGATGGGACTAGTACCACCAAACGGGACGGGACTAGTACCGCGAAAGGTGACGGGACCAGTACCGTTGAACGGGGCACTATTAAAGAAACACTTAAAGAAACATTTAAAGAAAACTTTAAAGAGAAAAACGCGCAGGAAAATTCAGTTGATCAGGTATTGAATCTCTGGACACCAGATTTACATTCTCTGAATTCCTGGTTACAGAGATCAGGTGAAACTCCGATGACCCAAGAACTGGTGAATCAGATTTTACTTGAAGTGAACGCTCACTACGAACCACGTTTGAACGCAGGCTTGATCACAGACACCCAGATGTATTCAAACTTCGTGAAGTGGATCAAACGTAAATACACTCAAAAAACGTATCAGTCTTCTGAAAAACAAAATTCTAATCTGGATGTGAATACAGCTTGGGCAGACCAAGCATCGCAACATCACGCAGCAGTGAATTCACCAGTACATATCCCGGAGGACTTTGTATGAACGCAATGTCGATGCTGACTCAGGGATTAAAACAAACACACGCGATCTGCTCAGAGCACAAAATAGCAATGGTTCAAGCCGGTCCATACCACAAATGTCCACAATGCGCCGTAGAATTTCTGGAAGAGCAAAAGCGCAATGCACAAGCTGAAATTGATCGCACTGTACGTGAAAAACACTTTGCTGGGGCAATGCTTCCAGAGCGCCATGCAACATCAGGTTTTAAGAATTACTTGGTCAAACATGCTGGACACCAGAGCGCATTAAATCAGGTTGTTTCCTTTGCCAAGAACATGATCAATGGCCATAAAAACAACTTTGTGATGGTGGGACCTACTGGTACAGGAAAAACTCATCTCAGCTGCGCAACAGCTCGAACATTGCTCAACAAGGGCAAGTATGCACGCTACATCACCAGCGAAGATCTGGCACAGCGAATCATGAACGCATGGGAGCAGCCGGACGCTACAGAAAAATCTGTGATTTATGATTTCAGCCAGTATGACCTGTTGATCCTGGATGAATATGGATTGCATGACCGTGATAAACGCCGTGAGCTAGTTCACAAAGTTTTATATGCACGCTATGACCGGATGAAGCCGACCATGCTGATTTCGAATCTAACACTGGCTGAACTGCAAAAGGATCTGGGTGATCGTCTTTGGTCTCGTTTCCAGCAAGGTGGATTGACCTTAGTTGAGTGCAATTGGGCAGATCAGCGTGTAGGGGGTGGGGTGTGAATCAACCAATTTTAGATGTGTGCTGTGGATCCCGAATGATGCACTTTGATCGTCAGAATCCGAACGTTGTTTATGGTGATATTAGAACCGAAAGCCATACGCTTTGTGATGGTCGTGCTTTAGAAATCTCACCAGATATTGAAATAGATTTCCGAGATATGCCGTTTGATGATGAACAGTTTAATTTAGTTGTATTTGATCCACCGCACCTGGTTCGTGCTGGCAAACAAAGTTGGTTGGCTCTTAAGTATGGAAAACTGAACGAGGACTGGCGTGAAGATATTCGAAAGGGTTTTGAAGAATGCTTTCGCGTGTTGGCCACCGGTGGAGTTTTAATTTTTAAGTGGAATGAAACTCAAATTAAAGTCAGTGAAATTTTAGAGCTGACTAATCATAAACCTGTCTTTGGCCATATCAGTGGCAAGCGTGCGAATACTCATTGGATTACCTTCATGAAGTGGGGTACAGCATGAATACAGCAATTGAAGAATTTTTGAAAAATGTTGGCGAGATTAAGCAAATTGATTCTGATGATCAGTCAAAAATCCACAGGAAAGTTAGCTTTGAAGATCAGATAAGTTTGATGCTTTTTGCTTGTTATGCCACTACGCCATTTTCAGTGAAGGACGTGCAAGAAGCTGTTTTTGATTTCCATAGAACCACTATTTACAGCCTGCTTCAGGAGCATGTCAAAGGTGGTTATTTGGAGCGTGTATCAGAGAGTCATTACCGTGCAACTGCATATGCCAAAGACATTATGAATGTAAAGGGTGAAATTGCCGTATGAAGGATCTAAACAAAACATTGATGTTTATTTTCATGGCAATTGGCGCCGTCGTTTTGAGGATGTGGTGTGAATGACCAGCTACTCAATCGCTGAATACAAAAAGATGGTGAAAGCCACCAGATCGAAAGGGCGCTCCAAGCGTCCTAAGGTGAAAGGCGAAAAAGTACCGAATGAGTTTGAGGCGAAACTGGCCCGAGAACTAAAGACTTTAAAAATTGAGTTTGAGCAGGAATTTGAGTTTCACCCAAAGCGGAAATGGAGAGCTGATTTCCACCTGGTAGGAAAAAAGATACTGGTAGAAGTTGAAGGTGCGATCTGGAGTGGAGGAAGACATACCAGAGGCAAGGGGTATATCGGGGACATGGAAAAATATAACGCCGCAACAATGATGGGTTTTCAAGTAATACGGTTTAGTACAGATCAAGTGAAGTCAGGTCACGCGATCCAGCAAATTGAGAAGATGGTAGGGGATTTGGGATGAATGCGATGGTTAAGGTTCAAAATATTATGCAGGCGGTTGATTGGGGTAAATACTCACTAGAGGAATGGCTTTATCAATTTGGGGCTTGGATGAATAGCGTGGCTGGAACGTGCGGCAAAAGCATTAACCCTATTGCTGTTGCTATGGATGAAGCGATTGTAAAGCAGCGCAAGTTTAAGTTGGGTGTGAGAAAGACTCGTCAAATTATTGCTGATTCCATGTTGTCAGAGGAAAAGCCAAAGTTATCAAGATCAGGAGTTGTTTGTGAGATCGATGATAACGAGGCTCGGGCAGTACAGCGTTTGATTTTGGATATGCAGGGTCAGAGTGAAATCATGGATGAGTGGATGGACGCGATTATCTGCCGTTATTTTTATGGGAACTCATGGTCGCAGATGTGCAATGAAAATCGTACAGGTGTGGATGCAAAGTTTGATGTGAAATGTGGTCTAGCTGCACTACATTGTCGATATGGATTTATTGCATATGAGAAGTGAATAGTATTTGACCTTGATCAAGGCATCTGTTAAATTCGTGGTATAGTGGCGCGAAGTGTAAGTAAGTCGCACTACTGATAGAAGGCTCATCGAAAGGTGGGCTTTTTTGACATTATTTATTCATAAAATTAAGTGATAATGCCTTTTTGTTTTTGAGCTCTAATTGAAATGGCGATTTTAACTGTTAAAAAACTAGAAGATACTCTCGGTAAATTAGTGGCTGAAGGCGAAAAGCCTGAAAAGATTTTATTAGGCTATAAAGCGTATGGCGAGCTAATGAATGATCGTAGCTTTTTTGAGGAAGTGGCTGGCTCGGCAATGGATCCGAATAAGCGAAAATATAAGAATATTAAGATCAAGGTTACTCAAGATGAATACCAGCTTGAAGTAAAGTGCTTAAAAGAATAAATTGATATAGAAACGAAAGCTCGCCAAATGGTGGGCTTTTTGTTATTTAAGAGCCTATTATTTTTATATATAGCTCAAAAGCAGTTTAATAGTATCCACTATGGTATAAGTCAGCTCCGCTATCTATTTTAAATAATTAAATGAGCGCTAATGGATGCTGAAGATAGGGATGGATGGTGCGAGCTTTTATATGATGAAGCTTTGCGATTATATCAGCCCTCCAGATACAAGGCGGTTGATAGATTAAAATTTTTAGCTCTTATCCTAAAGCTTTTTGCAGAGATGCAGAATGAGGGTGCAATTGTTGAAGTAAAGGCTGCTAATGTAAAATTTAAGTTTAGATATAAGAGTTACGATTTCTCGGTTTTCAAAATACCTGATTTTAAAGATAGGAAATTATATCTAACCTATATGTCTTGCCAATTAAGTAAGCTATAAGATATTTAAAGAGAGCTCATCGAAAGGTGAGCTTTTTTGTATCTATGAACTTTTAAAAATTAGAACGAGCTACAATACATTTTTTGTACATCGTAATGGTAATTGTTCATTTATCTTCATTAGTCGAAGTTAAACCGTTGGACATTGCTATGGTCCAAGAGATCTTTGACTTTATTTATGATGAAGCTCTAAAGGAGTATGAGCCATCAAAATATGAAATAGTCAATAAGCTAAAGTTTTTTTCAATAGCGCTGCGATTATTTGCAGAACTCAGGGATGAAGATGCATTCATTAAAATCAATACTTTGACTGTCATATTTAAATGCAGGTCTAGATCTACATGTTATTGGGTATTTGATATGCCTGAAATAGGGGACAAAAAGCAGTTCGTTGAGTATCTGTCTTCTGAATTAAATAAATTGTGATGGTGGTTCAAGACTCAAAGAATGTAAGCCCTTTCGTGTTAAGGTGTTGTTATCTTTCCCATGTGAAAGAGCATGAGTCATGGAACTAATTTTTCTTATTGTTATTATCCTTTTTATAACAATATTTGTAATGGTTAAACCTACCCACAAGAAGTCTGGTGGAAAATTCAAAGAGATGACTAAAAATAAGTTTAGTCATCAGATTTCCGGTGCAATTAACTTCCAACACCCCATAATTGAAATAGTTGGTCCAGAACTTGAAGATTCTGTGAGTAAAGTCGTTAATGCTCTTCTGATCATGGATACCACAAACACAGAATATACCTATGCAATTATGGTGATTGTAAATGATATTCAAGTTGGTTATTTAAGTGATGAAGATGCTGAAAAGTTTCTGAAGATTTTAAAAGATAAGGATTTATATGAAGATACTGGAATTGAAGTAAAGGCACTTATCTATGGGGATTGGGGGAACGCTGATCAAGTTGGAAATTTTAAAATCAATTTAAATCTCCCTGAAAATTTTGAAGACTCAGAAATTAAGTAATCGGATGTGCTAAGTAAGTCTCCTTTTGGGGATTTTTTATTGTTTAAAATTTATTGCCTACAAAGAAAAGCCACTTAAAGTACACAATGAGAAACAGTTTCTAAATATGCTCTATACTTTATCTCGGAATTAGCTGTGCTATGTTTTTAGTGCGCCCTGAAGAAGACGCAATACGAAGAAAATGACTACAGCTCTATCCCGCTTATTTGAACGAGTAAGCGGGTTTTTTTTTATTTGATGAATTAAACAATATTTACTGTTGATCAGAAAATAAATTTAGATAGTATGGTCACCTAGATTCTATAGCTGTAGTTTCTTTCTAATTTCAGCCTCCTTTTCCCAAAGGAGGTTTTTTTTTGCCTATATTTTTCTTTTATCATGTGTTGCTATATTGTTTGATAGGTCACATTTAATAGTGAATTGATACAAGCCTCTATAATGAAAAAACATAATATTCTGATAGATTAAAATTACAACAAAAGCTCTGGAGGTTTGTATGACAAATATACCAAATGGAACTCAGGTTATTCATCATATCTCATTTCTAAACCATGTTTACTACAAGGAAGAAAATGGAGTATTAAAGGTTTGGAGCAAAGGAGAGTGGGTAGAGGCACTGATACCCAATATTAATAAAATGATTGATAACGGTTTCGAGTTAGAGGTTCTTCAAAGCTGATCATGTATTGGCAGTGAAGAAGTATTCGTTTATTCCCTAAAAGCTATTATGACCCCACTTTTCAGTGGGGATTTTAATATTAAGAGAAAAGTATGCTCCAATTTATATTCTGTTTATTTGGCCTTCATGGTGTGACTGAGATCGACTACACGGTTGATGATGAAGAAATCAAAGTGTGTCGGGATTGTTTAAAGGAAGTTGAATAACAAGCACTCAAGCAAATATCTATGTGATTAGAATGAAATATTTAAGCTATATGTTTGATCTGCAAATAAGAAAGAAATTGTAGCGCAAGTCAAGCCTGTTTAATTGGAGAGAGAGTTAAACAGGCTTTTTTATTCTTAAAATTCGCCGGACGTGTTACGGCAAACAAAACCCCTCGCATTCTAGATGTTGAGGGGTTTTTCTTTTCTTATAGGTGGTACCCATGACAGACAAAGTACAAGCTAAACAAGACTTAGAATTTTGCAGTGCTGAGCTGTCTAAGTATCAGAATCTCAGTAGATCCGGGCTGACACGTAATGAGCTGCTGGCAATTGACGGCATCATGATTAAGCTTAAAGAGCGCATTAGGAATTTGCGTGTGGCTTTGTATGGATGAGAAGTCCTATAAACTTTTTACTCAAAAAATCCCGCCAAAAAAGAAATCACGTACAAGACCATTACCAAAAGCATCTGACAAGTATTTAGAAGCATTCGATCGATTGAAAGAAATTCTTGATCGTATGGAGATTAAGTACGAAAAATACTTTCATTTTAAAAGTACTAAGCACTGGTGTTTCGATTTGCACCTAGTTGGCTATCTCACATTAATTGAAATAGCTGGTGGACCTTGGTCTGGTGGACGGAAGGGTAAGCTGGCCACAAAAGCTTGGAGCATAGATCGCTATGACCATGCTGAAGAAATGGGTTACCGCTATCACCGTTTTGAAACCGGCGATATAAACATGGGTCGAGCTACGGCGTGGTTAAGAAATTTAAAGGCATCACATGGAACAACAATTCAGACCATTCCCGCCGTCGGATCTGATTGATCAGACTGAGGAAGAGGAAGCCATACGTTTGGCACCGGCACCAGAGCTTAAAGAATGGGTCTTTAAAAATTGGCTTACTTTAGGTGGTGAACTACACAATCCGGATCATGATCATATTGCCGAGCTGCTACACGACAATGATGAGTTCCTTGCATTTGCATGGGCTTCATCGGCCGCCGTAGCGAAAAAGCGTATGGTGTTGGGCCAATGTGAAAAGGTCATGTTTAACCAGGGTGGTTGGAAGAAAGCACGTCAGGAACAGCAGATGCGGGACTGGTTTGGTTTTGTGCCTCAATACTTAATCACCATTGATGCCACTTATTGCGAACAGGCTTCAGATCGTGACTTCTGCCGCTTGATTGAACATGAGCTGTATCACATTGGTGTAGAACGGGATGAAGATGGCGAAATTATTTATAGCGATATGACCGGACTGCCTAAACATTACCTGGCTGGCCATGATGTTGAAGTGTTCTTTGGTGAAACAAAACGATGGGGTGCTGATGAGTCTGTTAAAAGACTTCTAGAAATTGCCAAGAATGCGCCGTTTGTATCTGAAACGAATATTGCAGCATGTTGTGGGAACTGTGTGATTAATTAAAATGGGATCAGATTTTAGCTTTACTTTATTTCATTTTTTTGTAGATTTGATCTAAAGGAGGGCACGTATGGCTACATATAAACAAATTCAAGAATTCCTTACTGAAAAACATGGGCGTACTTTTAAAAGTTGCTGGATAGCAGATATTAAAAATCAGCATGGTTTAACTAAAAGGCAAGCACCTAATAGGTATGATCCAGATAACCGTGTTCATCCTTGTCCTGAAGAACATAAGGGTAAGGTTGAAGAAGCATTGAGGCATTTTGAAATGATTTAAAAAAGCTCCCCGATTAAAGGGGATTTTTTTTGCCTACTTTGCATGACGTAGCATGACAAAAGGGGGATTTATGGCAGCACTTAAAGAGCCTGTAAAAATATTTATCGTTCAAGCTCTTGCATGCCGTGATACCCCTCAAGAAGTTGCGGAGTTGGTCAAGCAAGAGTTCAATATTGAAATTGATCGCCGTCAGTGTGAAAACTATGACCCGACTAAATATGCAGGTCGCAATCTCGGGAAAAAACTTGCAGATCTATTCAACCAGACTCGTAAGAAATTTGATGAAGGTTTGATAGATATTCCAATTGCTAGTAAGTATTACCGGCTTAAGCAATATCAGAAGCAACTTGAAAAAACCAAGAATGCAAAATTAGCACTCAAGATTCTTGAACAGGCTGCTAAAGATGTAGGTGGTCAATTCACTAACCGACAAGAAATTACCGGTAAGGACGGCGAAGCATTACAAACAACAGTTGTGCACGCTACCCAAGACCAAGTTGAAGCTGCTGTAAAGAAGGCCCAAGAGGAATACTAAATGGATCTGCAAACACAGGTTGAAAAGAAGCTGTGTGAAGATGAGCATTTATATTTCACCCGGCGATTCTTTAAACCCCGTATGGGTTTTAAATTTACTGTGAACTGGCACCATGTTTATATCTCTTGGATCATTGATCAGGTGATAGCTGGTGAGATTGCGAACGTAGTTATCAATGTTCCACCAGGGGCCGGAAAAACTGAACTGACCACCAACCTAATTCCACGTGGCTTAGCGTTAAATGCCCGGTCACGGTTTTTGTATTTGTCCTTCTCTCAATCACTGGTAGAAGGCGTATCGGATACGGCGCGTGACATTGTAAAGTCGAAAGACTATCGCCAAATGTGGGATTTAACAGTTTCCAATAGTACTGACTCTAAGAAAGAATGGAAGATTACGGTTGAGGACTACGACGTTGGCCATGTGTATGTGGCTTCCATGGGTGGACAGGTCACAGGACGGCGTGCAGGGACGCTGGCAGATGATGGATTTACTGGCTGTATCATTATTGATGACCCGTTAAAGCCTGAAGATGCTTTCAGTAAGATCAAGCGGGATGCAGCGAATCGTAAATTGCTCAATACCGTGAACTCACGTAAAGCCAAGTCTGATACACCGATCATCATGATCATGCAGCGTCTTCACACTGAGGATCCAACCAACTTTGTCATGACGGGAAATCTACCAGGTGAATGGAGCCAAGTATCTATTCCGGCATTGATAGATGATAAGTACATTGCAACCTTGCCAGAGCATATTCAAAAGCTGGTACCGCGAGATACTGAGCGTGATGAGCAGGGTCGTCAAAGTTATTGGCCAAAGAAAGAATCACTGCAATCCTTACTGCAGCTTGAAAAGGGCGGTAAGGATAAAGAGGGCGCGACGGTATCACGCTATACATTCTCAAGTCAGTACATGCAGCAGCCTAAAAAGCTGGGTGGTGATTTGATTAAGTCTGAATGGTTTGGATTCTATAAAGAGCACCCAGAGCTTCAGTGGCGCGCCGTCCTTGTCGATACAGCGCAGAAAACCAAAGAGCACAATGACTACTCTGTATTCCTGCTGGTGGGTATGGGTATAGATGGAAAGCTGTACTTACTGGATCTCTTGCGTGGCAAATGGGAAGCACCGGAACTAAACCGCCAGGCTAAGGCATTTCTGGATAAGCACAAAGAATACACCTGGCATACCAAGCCTATTCGCTACATGAAAGTAGAGGATAAGGCATCTGGTACCCAATTGATCCAGACACTCGGTACTTACTCAGGTGTTGCTGTGATTCCGGTCCAGCGTAATACAGACAAGCTATCCCGTTTTATGGATGTGCAGGTTCATCTTGAAGCGAACTATAAGGACAAGCCTGAAGATCGTTTCGTGATGGTACCCAAAGATGCTCACTGGGTAGGCGAGTTCTTTGAAGAGGGTGAAGCATTTAATGCTGCCTTTACCCACGATCATGATGACCAGGTTGATACTCTTATTGATGCAATTGAAGATGCGGTAATCGCAATTAATTACAGCCCACCAGCGGCTTAAGGTTTTATTTATGGCTAAGAAAAGTAAAAAGTCTGAAAATAGTAAGCCCGAATCTGGTGCACTCTATTCTCATGAGGCAGAGCAGGCCTTAATCAGTTATCTGACTAAAATGCCGGATGGTGATGAAGTTTTGCGTAAAGCCGGTGTTACCCGCCCACGGTTAAAAGTCATGATGTATGACGATGAGATTTATCAGGCAATTGAAAAACGCCAGGATAAACTTGAAAGTGCATCATGGCGTGTAGAACCGATGGATCGACCGGAATCCAAAATCATCATGGAGCATCTGCGCGAGTGGTGGTCGGAGATTCTTTTGGGGGCACAGAATGCCCGCTGGTATGGATACTCAGTCTTGGAGGCGATCTATACCAAGCCGGAAGAACCAAGTCTGCATATTGAAGGTGACACCATTACGCCGTTTATTGGTTTTAAATGGATTGGTGAAAAGCCAATGCAGTGGTACGAGCCTAAAAATGACGGTCGCCTGATGTTGTTGGCTAACTACAACACGACTCGACAGGATCAAGAAGTAGATCAGCGTTTTAAGCACTTTTTGACACGTTGTAAATCAACGTATGAAAATCCATTGGGTGAGGCTCTTTTAAGTCGACTGTATTGGGTCTGGTTCTTCAAAACATCTGGCTTTAAGTTCTGGGCCAAGTTTGTAGAAAAGTTTGGTTTGCCAATGCTGGTAGGTAAAACTGCTGGGAAAACTACAGATATGCGTGATGCATTGCTTAGAGCTCATGCTA